GTCGGCCAACGACCTGCCGCAACCCAGCGAGATCCTCGATGACCGTGAGCAGTCCTACTTCAACCGCATCATCACCTCGCGTGAGCTATCCACATGGACCGACCATGACATTGCCTTGGCGACCGACTTGGCGATGACCCAGGTGCAGTATCTTGATGCCATGGCTGAGGTGAAGCGCGTTGGCCGAACGGTAATCAATGACCGCGGAACGCCTGTCGTGAACCCTGAAACCGGCGCACTCAATCAGCTCTCATCCTCGGTTCGGGCGTTCACGGCGACGCTTGGATTATCGGCAAGTCAGCGCGGCGTCAGCGGCGAGCACCAGAAGTCGCGCAATCAGGCAGAGCAAGACGCTCGCAGGGTGCTGGAGAAGGCTGCTGCGGATGATTTGCTGCCGTAGCCGATGAAGTTATCAAGCGGCTCTCGCGTTATTGCTTTTGCCGAGCAGTATTTGTGTATCCCTGAAGGGTCAAAGGTTGGCCAGCCGTTACGCTTAGAGCCATTCCAGAGAAAGTTCATTCTCGACATATACGACAATCCCGCCGGAACAAGGCGGGCAATTTGCTCGCTCGCAAGAAAGAACGGGAAATCTGCACTTATTGCAGCCATTGTCCTAGCTCACGTCATCGGCCCTGAAGCGAAGCAGAACACCCAGATTGTTAGCGGCGCCATGAGCCGGGATCAGGCGGCGCTGGTATTCAATCTGGCGGTCAAGATGCTGGACATGTCGCCGCAACTGGCCGGATTGTATAAGTATGTTCCGTCAGGCAAGCGTATTATTGGTTTGCGCAAAAATGTAGAGTTTCGCGCACTTGCTGCGGACGGCACCACGGCACACGGATTAAGCCCAATTTTGGCCATTTTGGATGAGGTTGGTCAGATCAGAGGCGCGTCAACCCCGTTTGTCGAGGCTATTACCACCAGCCAAGGCGCGCATGAAAATCCGTTGCTGATTGCCATTAGCACGCAGGCGGCCTCGGACGCAGACATGCTGAGCCTCTGGATTGACGACGCCATCCGATCTGGCGACCCGACCGTGGTTTGCCATCTTCACGCCGCAGATCCGGGTTGTGACTTGCTGGACGAATCCCAGTGGCAAAAAGCCAACCCGGCGCTGGGTATATTCCGCGGCGAAAAGGATTTACGGGAGCAGCTTCAGGAAGCAATGCGGATACCCGGCATGGAAGGCAGCGCCCGTAATCTGCTGCTTAACCAACGGGTTAGCCTTGATTCTCTTTGGCTTGCGCCAACGGTCTGGAAGGCGAACAGCGCGGCGCCTGACATTGATGTATTCCGCGCCAATGGTGCTCATATTGGACTGGACTTATCAAATCGAAATGACTTGACCGCGGCGGTTCTGGCGGCAATTGACGATGATGGGTTTATTCACCTGATGCCCTTTGTGTTTGCGCCGGCAACCGGCATGGAGGACAGGGAGAGACGAGACAAGGCACCCTATACGGCATGGGTCAGGGATGGGAGTCTGGTTGCCGTTCCGGGCGCGACCGTGGATTACGAGTGGGTCTGCCAATTCCTGAAGGGCAAGCTGGACGACCTCGGCATCGAGCCCATGTCAATTCAGTTTGACCGGTGGCGCATCAAAGAATTTAAATCCGCCGCAGAACGATCAGGGCTTTGCCTTCCGGAATCGGCATGGCAGGAGGTCGGGCAGGGCTATAAGGATTTCAGTCCGCGGATTGAGAGCTTCGAGGGCGGCTTGCTGAAAAACAAGATAAGGCACGGCGGGCACCCCCTGCTGAACCTTGGCGCCGCCCACGCCGTAGTCGTCCGAGATCCAGCCGGGAACCGAAAAATTGCCAAGGATAAATCAACGCAGCGCATCGACGTTCTGGTGGCGTCGTTGATGGCGGCACATCCCCTACTGGCGCAGACCACAGCCGAATTTGATACCGGTGCCCTGATAGCGTAGTTCGCTATTTGACAGACCATTGATCAAAGTGATTTAATCCGCGCCATGGCCAGAAACCGCCCCGGCAAACGCGAGCGCGAAGAGCGCGAGAAAAACTACCCGCGACCCTAGTTTCTGCGTCCGATTATATTTTCTATAGCGGCCCGCACTGCCGGCAGTAATTCTTTCGGCACCCATATACCCTGAAGCAACACAAGGCCGTCGGCCTCACGGCGTTTGCGATAGTTTGCCTGTCGTAAGGCACCGGCTTTTTTCTTTTCTGCCGAAGTCATGATGCATGCGCCCAACGAAAGCCGGCAGACTTGCGGCTATGCTTTATTGCCGCTCGTATAGCAGCTCCCGATACTTCGTATTTCTCTGCCGCCTTTAGTGATGAATCGAATATTTCTCCTGTATCTACGTTAATAACTTTAACGCCTTTAAATTGCGTGGCCACAGAGTATTTTCGGCAAAGCATTTTTGTGCGGAACGTGTGATCGACCCAACGGTCTTTCATTATTTCAGCTAGTTCACCACCCCTTCCGGACCACGGAGATTTTCGATTGCGCATTTTGTTTCTATATTCGTCAGTAGCCCACAAAGACCGCGTTTTTTCGCCAGTCGCTTTTCGTCTGTCTGGCGTCCATGCGTCTTTTTGCGCTTGCCTCCATCGCTCATAATATTCAGTATTTTCATACCTAGCTTTCACCGCCGCACCGTGGTCTGTATTTGAGAAGTAGTCGCTTAACGCAGCCAGTCTTTTAGCGTTATCCGCTAGACGAGAGCCTACGTGAACGATGTGTTCAGGAAGATTTTTTGCGTAGTTTTCCCGAGCGGTTTCGTATTGCCACCTGCGCGCAAAAAAACCTTTAGCGGACTTAGAGTTTATGTGCGACATAAAATACAACGCGCCCCACATTCCGCCACCAAGTATTCGCGCCAAACATTCGTGCGCAAAATAATGATCGCCAGCCGTCAACGCAATCATGTTGCCGGCATCGTTAGTGCCGCCCATGCTGCGCGGGGTGATATGGTGCCGCTCAAAGTATTTACCGCTGGCCCGCAACGCTTTTTCCTTGGTGCGACGATCTGCGATGAATTGGTCGTAAATGCGTTTGTAGTCCATGACAGCTCCTTTGGTTTAGTGAGTTATATGTGACGCATGATGCCGCAACTGATTGACACTCGCAAGCAATTATTGGATGATGCCCGCAGGCGACGGTGATTTCCGGCCCTTTTACACGGGGATTTTCTATGGAAATCAAGCATTTAGACGTCGCAATCCAAAAATCCGACACCGCCGAATATGACGCCCGTTTCGTCATGTCGGCCACCAGTCCCGACCGCGTAGCGGACACCATAGAGGTCGACGCCTACGCACCGAACCTTGGCAAAAAACTGATCGCATTGTGGCAGCACGACCACAGCCAGCCTATTGGCTATTGGGAAAACATGAAGGTAACCGGAGGCAAGCTGGTCGGTGATCTCAAGGTAGCGTCAACAAATCTCGGATTGATGATCAAGCAACTCGTTGCCGATGGTGTGCCCCTTGGCGCGAGCATCGGCTTTCGTGGTCGCGGTGAGCCAAACAAAGCTGGCGGTATTCATTTCAAGCAACTGGAACTGCTTGAGTGTTCGGTGTGTTCAGTTCCTGCGCACCCAAAGGCGGTGATGCTGGCCAAGCAATACAACTTGGAAAGCATTGTCGGCAAAAAATACGACGCTGAGCCTGCCGGTGAAAACGGCATTGATGCGTTGGAAGCAAAGCTGGAAAAAAACCTCCGTATCAATCGCGCAAAGCAGGCAATTCTTGCCGCGAAGCGCGCACTCAAAGGAAACTGAAATCATGAATCTCGCAGAACGCATCAAGGCCGCGCAAGACGCGCTGGTCGCCAAGAAAGACGAATTGGTTGGTGTGACTAGGCAACTGGAAGCCACTCCCGACGACGACGCGCTGCTGTCGCAATGCGACGAGCTGAGCAATCAGGTCGAGCAGGCAACCAAGTCGCTGGAATCGCTGCAGAAGGCCGAGAAAGCCCTGGCCGAACGCGCTGCCGCGCAATCTCCGGCGGTCATCCACAGCTTCAAACAGAAAGACGCCCCCGCCGGTGATGTGCTGATCAAGCAGGCCGTGGTTGAGTTCTTGGCTCACGCCGAGCGCAAAAACCCGGAGCAAGTCGCCGCTGAGCGCTACAAGGACAATCAGGGCCTGCAGGCTGTCGTGAAATCCGCCGTCGCTGGCGCTGACACCACGACCACCGGCTGGGCC